GAATGTCTAACCAAAAAGGGACAGTAGTAACTTTTGATGATGATACTTTTGTTTGGATCAGATTAGATATACCTAATGAAGAATTTGAATATTGGGATAATCAAATTCAATTTAATCTCACAAATGAACAAGAGTCAGGAACTTCTATTGAATATCTAAAGAAAGCTAGATTAATACAGTAGTAAATTTACTAATCAATTTATAGGAGAAAATTATGGGATATAACAAAAAAGTAAAAGTAGAGTTAACAATCGGTGAAATATATGAAATTGTTGGTTGTCTAAAAGATGAGATCAAAGCTAATGGTGGCACAGATTATACTGACGATGACGTTGTTAATGCTTTCAATAAACTTAAAGATATCGAGGTGTAATCTAATGATGTGGACAGACTATTATAAAGATTTACCAATACCTAGCGATTGGGAAAACGTATCTTATGGCAATGATGAATTACCTAGTTTTGCCTGCAATGGTTATCAGATTTGGATCAACTCACCAATACTTGCAGAACGACAAGAAAATTATTTGGGTATTGGTTTTAAAGACTTATCTAAATATGAAGATTGGATTTATACAATTAAATATGAAAGAGATTATGCAGAGGATAAGGATAATCTTTTATATACAAATGACTTTAGCGAAGTTATAGATTTTGTAAACAAACCAACGCTATATGGATTGGTTGGAGTTTTGGAATGTCAATTTAACTATAAATTACCTTTTAGAGATTGGGAAGATAAAGAAGTAATCCAATTTATTCAAGACTTTTTGAATGGCAAAACAGAATACATGATTGACGATAAATTTCCAAAAGAAGTATTTACTAAATTTTTAAAGGAGAACGAAAATGGGAAATAGAGCAGTTATAACAATTAAAGATAAAAACGTTCCTCAAGAGGAATGGAATTCTCTTTACCTTCATTGGAATGGTGGACGTGATAGCGTTGAGCCATTTCTACATGTAGCAAAGCTGTATGGTATTAGATGCAATGATGACTCATCGTACGCAATAGCTAGGCTTTCGCAATTGATAGGAAACTATTTTGGTGGCACGCTTTCGGTTGGCATTGGTGCTTACAAGTGCCTAGATACCAATAATTGGGATAATGGAACTTATATTATTGAAGATTGGGAGATAGTCGAAAGAGAGTTCTTTGAGGGAAAAGAGCAACAAGAGCATGACTTTGATGAATTGGTTGAACAAATCAGAGATGCTAATGATTGGGTCTTTGGCTATATTGAGGAGAACGAAGATGCCTAGAAAAAAGAAAATACAGAAACGTCAGAAGGTTTTTAACTTTATTAGCAAAGTTATAGACTTAGTTAAATATAAATGGAGAACAGTTATCAGGATCGCAATAGTCTTAGTTGGATCATCTCTATTTATTTATGTGGTGTTCTTTTGGCTTGATACAGTCCAAGAGATACGTTTTGAAATCATTTACATATAGGAGTCCAACAATGAATAGAGATATAAAAGAAAGTGTGATGAATGATTATTTGGCTGTAGGAATAGCAGAAGGTTTTGAGGAAGTCGAAAGTGAAGAACAAGTCTTAAAGGCTTGGCAGTATCTAGTAGATTTTGGACTAGCTTATACCCTTCAAGGATGGTTTGGAAGAACTGCTCAGACATTAATTGATCAAGGTTTTATTCGTGAAAAATCTTTTACAACTGAAACAAAGGAGTCCGACAATGAGTAAACCAACAAAAAAAGAACTACAAGGAATACTTGATGCTCACCAAGAATGGTATGGCACTGGATTTGATATTACCTTAGACCATTTAACTAACGTGGCAATCATAAGAGATTATGTTCCAGATTGTCCAGGTTGGTGTGGTCATATAGCTTTAGTGGTATGGGGAGATGCTTGTTACAAAGATATATATTATTACGACTATGAAAGTGATAAATGGACACTAGCCGAGTCAATGAACGAAGGCTATTACAAAGTTAACAAAGAAGTTTATTAAAGGAGAATAATTAATGGCTAAACAACCAACAAAGAAATTTCATATTGACTTAGATGATGTTACTAACTTTCTAGAAGAATACGACTATTGGGGTGGTGATGGGTGGGTCGCTGAAATATTAAATGAAAATATTGATTTAGAGTTAATGCGAATGGCAGTCATCTCTCATTCAGTTGGCAACAAAACTGAATGTCAGCAATGTGTTGATGATATGTTTATAAAAAAATGGTGGGAGTCCGACAATGAATAAATGGTTATGTAATGAATGTACCTCTGATGATATTCAAATTATCAAAGACGATAACAAAGAAATGCAATGTTTCTGTAACGACTGCAAAGAAGAACAATATATTGTTTCTTCTTGGTGGATTAACAAAGGAGTCCGACAATGAGCGATAAGATCAACCCGACCTATTACCAAAAAGGAATAGAAACGACTGATTATATTGTTTCTCATTCTATGAACTACTTAGAAGGCAATATCATCAAGTACGTCACCCGATACAAAGACAAAGGTGGCCTTGAAGATCTAAAAAAAGCTGAGTGGTATCTAACCCGACTAATTAAATTACAGGAGAATAACAATGGCTAAAGAGTACGATATAGGAGTATGGGATATACAGTTTTATAAAGTAGATAAAAATGGTATGGAACTGCAAAACCCAGATGGATCAGTCAAACTATTTCAATTAAAAGAAGATGATAAACTCGATATTGGTTATAACTTTTTCATCAGAGAATTTGTTGAAGTTTCAAATATTAAAGAAGACGAATTAGTGGAGATACCTAATGAACCTAACTAAATCATACAAAGAATGGCAGGATAAAAGTCCTGAAGAACAAAGCGGACAGAAAATAACCCGACCTAAGAGGTGGCAATACAAAATCCAGGCCTACAAGAATAGAAAAAGAATGGAGAAAAGCTAATGAAAACTTATGTAATTAGAGCAGAAAGAAAAGTGATTGGTTACTATCATATAAAAACTAAGTCGCTTGAAGAAGCTAAAAGACAGGCTAGTTATCAAATGGACGTTAATCCTCAAAACTGTTTAGAAGAAGAAAAGTATGAGGAAGTGATAGTGCGTAGAGAGCCTATGATAGTAGAACCCTACAACGAATTTATAAAGGAGAAAAGCTAATAACTCCCGACTACTTACTCTCTATGGCTTTAGTATCCGACTTGTTCTCTATAGTTATACCTGTTTTAGATCCTAGTAAGTCTTGTAGTCTACGCTCAACTTCTTCCCGACTCATCTGATCTATCTTTCCATGCAATACTTCCCGACGATCGACGATAAGTCCCCCGACTTTAAGCAAGAGTCCTTGAGCTTGTATAGCTGCGTTAAATGCACCCCGACCCCAGGCATCATCTCGTAGCTTATACAAATCCTCGACAGCTTTCTCATGCGTAAGCTCAAACTTTTTCTTAGCCTCCGACATCAGGCGTTCGTATTCCCGACGTACGTGCGAGTACTTATTGCCTTCTCGCATATACCGACCGATAACGACAGGATTTTTATATCCTGCTTTTTTAGCAGCTTCAGCAAACGATAACTGAGGATCGTTGACAGCGTTCCAGACTAATAGACGTTGTCTTTTGGTTAATTGTTTCTCATCTGGATCGATATACTCAAAAGGCATATCTTCGACATCTTCCTCTAGAGTTTTCTCTACAGTAACACTTTGTCTTATTCTTAAATCTTTTGCAGGCATATTACTCTTACTCCTGGTATTTCTTTGTTTAGTTTAACAATGACTTCCGACTCTAACAAATCGACGTATTCTTGGTCTAAATTATCTCTGATATGTTTTTTTAGTTTTGTCATACTTAATTTAGTTTTGTCAGAGTTTTGTCACACTTATCTTGACAAAACTATCAACCCGACGAAACCCTGTATTTATAAGGTTTATTTATATTCTAATATATATATTATTACTATATATACTACTTTTGTCATACTTTTTCTTATATACCCCCTTTACTTTTTACTATCAGTATCCACACTTACAGACAAAGCCCCATACCCTGACAAAACTGACAAAACCCCTAAAGTGCCTGACAGCTACGTTTCAAGGCTAATAGTTTTGTCATACTAATCGTCATCTCTGACAAAACCCGATATTTCAGGATCAAAATACTGATTACGCTCAATATCTAGCCCGAAACTTTCCGACAATAACCGCGCGATTGCATCTAATCCATTTTCGGGTCTAGATGCGTAATTAATCACTTCGCATACACCATACGCAAAGATCATCTCTGCAACCATTTCGGGATCTGCCCCACGCTCGACAAAGTTTTCAAACAAGGCATCTAAGCGCTCTTTGCCCTCAATATGACTCGGACCGCGTTTGTATTTGTTTATATCTACAATTTTTAAATCTGACATACTGACAGTATAGCCGATTATTGCTTTGATTGAACTTCCCAACGAAACTTCATTTGTCCAACTACGGGTTGCCATTCTCTACCTGGACGGGTCTGCCAACCCTTACCTTCCTGCCACCCGCCTGTTTCTCCCAATATTTTCCACCCTACAGCTTTAAGACTGGATCCTGACTCTTCTTTTAACGTATAAGTAACCATGCGTTTACCGCCCATTTGTTGCCATACACGCCAAGCTCTACCGTATAAGAAAGAGTTTGTATTCTTAGGTGCGTCTTCCAATACACATACTCTAGTTACTTCGGCAGTAAAACCGTCATCCAGCCTACGTGCAACGGGTCTTCCGATTATAGCTACTCCTACCAATTGATCGTTATATGAAGCTCCTAAACC